ACTCAACATTGCTACTTCATCATGACGAACCCGTGACGCGGACACGTAACAAGCGTAGTGTCCTCGACGATTGCCATCCTCGTGTGAATTCCGGGCTCCGCTTGCACTGATGGTACCTCCTACGAAACTTGGAGAGGCTTCGGTCTCGAAGAGCGGTAATGTACCCTCTGCGCCTGGGACCTAATCGCGTTTTGCTGTAGGTAATTCAGTAGATGGAAGGATTAAGGGTCAAACATCTTGGTTCGCCAAGTATGTCCTTACCAGTACTCTACTGAGCTTGAATACCCATGGAGGCTTCTGCTAATGGGTTATCACATGATGATAATGCGAATAAATCGCAAAATGTTGGACCTTCTACTCTTCCGAGGTCAGATAAACAAGGAGGAGAAAAACACGAAAATTCTTTTAATTCTTTTTCTAATGATTTCTTTTTTAACTTCTTACGTATGTCAACCAACACGCACATCTCAGACAGTCCAGGCGTTTCTTTCGTTGCTAAAGATGGTACACCATACAGTTCACTCACAATTCCTTCAGGTGTCGGTCGTCTTACTCACAATGTAGTTGCATCTGCCGTCCAGCTCAATATTACGGCCAGTAACACATTGGAAGTAGACTACGGCTTCGGCCAAGATGTTTCAAGAACCACAGGCACTATCCCAATCCCTATCTTTGATGGTGAAAAATACAAAGAAACGGCCCGCGCATTAGCCGCTATCTTCAGCAAGAAAGGCATGTCAGTCGACGTCACCTCACAGACTGTCCAAGAAACTCTCAAGAACTCAGACCTCACCATCGCCACTGTCGCAGCTGGATATTACACAGCCTTAGCTGCGCGTCACGAACTTACGAAAGACGTAAGCGAGGCTGCCCACACCATTCCATTCGTTACCGCTTTATCGGATACATTCTCAGCAGCACTAAATGCACAACGTACAAGCCATGTCATATCTTCTTGCTTACGTTGTCCAAATTCCAGGAATGCTCAACGTGACATCGTAATCGGTACGGTTTTATGGAATAACGTTTTTGTTGAGAGCCTCTCCGAACACAACATGGCGGTTCCCAATCCAAACGACATATCATTTTTCATTCCGAACAAAGCTCTCTCATCTTCTTGGTGGTGCGCTATTTGGCTCCTCAATGCATTTCTTCACAGCTTTATCGCACCAACTCGTATCCACATCTTCATTACACAAGGAGAAACATACCACCTCGCTCCTTTCACCGATTCGGATGTCTACGAGGCCGTTCGTTTCTTGCTCGCAATGTCAAAGTCATCACGCCCAATGCCAGAGAGCGTCGAGAGTATGTTATATGCATACGGCACACAGATGATCATCCAACCACATTCGCTCTACACAGAGGGAGGCTTGATCAGAAGAATGATCTTTACAGTTCCACACCTTCCAGCTCATGGTTACTTCGTCACGAATTCCGAATTCTCGAGATACATGAATATCGCTGTTCCAGACGACCCGCGTTCTGCAAAAGACTTCGTTATCGGTGCAGGAACAGGTCTCTTACAAATCGTACTGGCTTACCAAGCTGCTTTCAGCTGTGCTGGACCTATTGCTCTTCACTGGCATGCAAACGATGCTATCTCCCAAGGTATGGACAGAGTCGCAAGCATCTACCTTGAAGGAAGATACTTCACCATCCCAATGGCAGTTAACGTTGCTACTAATGTCGCTCAATACACTACAATGGTCAGAGCCGATCCTGAATACCGTCACACACTTGACCGGATCTTGCCTCGCATATTCGGACCATCGACTGACACAGTCTTCGATTTCATCGAATCAGCAATTACGTCATCTTGGGTATCCATTGATGCCCGCAAACGCAACGGTCGTGCCAGAAAGTTCAGAACAGCTTTCATCAACCGTTTCCACGACCCAGAATTCGCATACATGTTCGGTATCACCGGCAACGGTATCGAGAGAATGGAAGGAAAAGTTACTTCCAACATCGCCCAAGAAGTCGATTATCTCATGAACGGCGGCGACCTTCGCAATTGCCCAATTCTCCGCACACTTAAGGCAGCAGAGAGAGAAGAAACAGTCACTTTTATGTGCAAGGAAAAGGTCGGCTCACTCTACGCCATCGACGGAACAGTTCGCGTATTCAAACGGTTCGAAACAATCGATCTTGCCCAGCTTGGCTGGACTTCACATGGTAAGGTGATGAAACCTTATGCATTTCGCGCTCCAGTCATTCAAGGAATGACCATCTGCAGTACAGCGTACACATCAACGGCCATCGACATCATCACAACAGTCTTTGGTCCCTTACGCCTCCGCGTAGGATCCCTTTTTGAGTAAAGCTGTACGTTGTGGCCCCGTAATACCATCCGTCAAGCATCACTTCAATATCAATTACCTTAGTATTCTCAAACACAATGGTAACGAATACACTTTTGTCCCAGGATACGGATGGGTATTACAGGATGATTATTTGTTGAATGCCGTCAAAATGGTTGGAGAAGGTGATCTACCCCCCAATCAATTACCTTATGACGATGATCTTTTATTTACATACGCAAAAATTTTACTTTACGATTACATATCTCATTTTCCAGAATTCAGACACAAGAATCCACGCTTATTAACAAGTGAAACAGAACTACAACTCTTCCCGCTCAAGGAAAACTCAGCTGCCAGGACTAAAGCAAATTTCTACGCTAGGACACTATGGAACGAAACAACTTCGGACAAGTCAGCTTTCAAACCAGGAACTTACAATGACACAGTCGCAGGTCTATTAATGTGGCAACAATGTGCTTTGATGTGGTCTCTACCCAAGTTAATTATCAACAAGATTATTAGCGGTGTTTGTGATGCATTAACCGAAAAGGTCTCACTCACGCTATTAAAACGGATTTCTGATTGGTTAAAACAACTCGGGTTAGCCTACTCACCTATATTCCGTCTTTTCATTGAACTCCCTACTCTATTAGGACGCGGAGCAATCCCAGGCGATGCTGCACTAGACATGAAGCACAGATTAACTTACAACCCATTGATGACAGTCGATGTTCCAAAGACACAACTACACGACTTAATTTACAGACTTCTATCACGTAACTACAACAATACAAAAATTAGCAGTTTCGAGCACCACCTAGAAGAACGTTTACTTTGGTCAAGGTCTGGAAGTCACTACTACCCTGATGAACAAATCGATCAGTTACTTCCCCCACAACCTACCAGAAAAGAGTTCTTAGATATAGTAACAATAGACTACATCAAACAATGCAAACCTCAAGTTTTCATCAGACAGTCACGCAAACTAGAGCACGGCAAGGAGCGATTCATTTACAATTGTGACACGATCTCATATGTCTATTTTGATTTTGTCCTGAAGCTCTTCGAGTCAGGATGGCAAGATAGTGAAGCAATACTGTCACCAGGCGATTACTCAAGTGAATGTCTCCATGCTAAAATCTCTGGTTATAAGTACAAAGCTATGTTGGACTACACAGATTTCAATTCGCAACACACAATACAAAGCATGCGTTTGATCTTCGAAACCATGAAAGAGCTACTCCCACCTGAAGCATCTTTTGCTCTTGACTGGTGTATCGCCTCGTTTGACAACATGCAAACGTCTGATGGTCGCAAGTGGACCGCCACTCTCCCAAGTGGACACCGCGCCACGACATTCATTAACACCGTTCTAAATTGGTGTTACACACAGATGGTTGGTTTAAAGTTTGATAGTTTCATGTGCGCTGGTGATGACGTCATCCTGATGTCGCAAGAGCCTATATCACTAGCCCCAATCCTAAAATCACAGTTCAAGTTCAATCCTAGCAAGCAGAGTACTGGTACAAGAGGTGAATTCTTACGTAAACACTATACCGAAGCAGGTGTCTTCGCGTATCCATGTCGAGCAATCGCAAGCTTGGTGAGTGGAAATTGGTTAAGCGAGTCATTGAGAGACAACACCCCAATTTTAGTCCCGATACAGAACGGAATCGATAGATTACGTAGTAGAGCAGGTTTACTCGGAGTTCCTTGGAAGTTAGGCCTCTCTGAGCTCATTGAGAGAGAGGCTATTCCTAAGGACGTTAGCATGGCCCTACTAAATTCTCACGCAGCAGGACCGGGACTAATCACTCGTGACTACAGTTCTTTCACAGTTACACCGACTCCGCCCAAGCTACATAGTTCGTTAGAATACACTGCGACCCGACACGGTCTCCAAGATTTATGTAAGCACGTGCCATGGAAACAACTCACAGCAAATGAGTGCAATAAGTTAGGACAGCAAATTAAGAAAATGAGCCACAGGCATTGTAGCCAGACAAAGATAACCTACAAATGTGTCTACGAAGTTTTTAAACCTAGTGGACTTCCTACGGTGTTATCCGAGGTCAGCCAGTCAGCGTTGTCGCTGGTGTGGTGGCAAGCAATGCTTAAGGAAGCAATGCAGGACTACTCTACAAAGAAGAAGGATGCACATATGTACGCTTGTAACGCATGTACAAGCTCCGTTAGCGGAGATGCGTTTTTACGAGCGACATCAAAAATGGCTGGTGTTTTAATCACTAGCTTGATTTCTTCTTCTTCATAACGTACAGTAGAAAAGTCTCTAGAGTTGCTCAAGACTTATAATGAGCCAGTTTGGTCTCACTATACCTTC